GGCGTTTTTGCGACTACTTGCTGCGGTGTTATTAATAGTATCATAATTTATTTTATATGTCGTGAGGTGCTATCCCTGCTATTCCACTTGCTCTATCTTTTTTCGCATCGTCAATAGCAATCGGAGATTTAACATCAGGTTTTACATCTTTAATTTTATAAGTTAATTTTTCCCAATAATGTTTACAAGTTCCCCCTGTAAATGTGGCACTTAACAAGCCACCGCCCTTATATCGCCAAATAGAATACGGATCATTTGGGTTAGGATGTTTACCGAATCCTGGGTTTACTGTAACATCGCCCATCGCCTCAATATCTTCTCGTCTGTAAATCTTATTTGCACTCATCATATTTTTACAAAATTCTCTTTCTGGAGAAACATTACCTGCGTATCGGTAACGAAAAAGATAAAAATCTGTATCATAAATACTTTTACGATTTGAGTTTGCAGTTCCGGTAGTTGCAAATTTATAAGTTAGCTTTTCTTCTTCTTCATAATCAACAGGTTTGCACTCTATTAACTCGTAATTTTCTAAATCTTCATCTTCGCCTAATTCAATAAGCTCAATGCCTATTTTTTTTTTTTCTTCTGAAAGTTTTACTTCCGTTTCAACTTCAACTCTTTTAGGTCGCAAATTCATAAAATACAATTCTAAAGTAATTTGATTTTGACCTAATACGTATTCGAATCCATCAGTTAAAGCATTTTGCATTGGCGTAATAACATTTAACATTGTTTCATTAAATGCAGTTTCGATTTCATCCGCATTACTACTAAATCCTGTTCCGGATTGAATACCTAAAATTGCACCGCTTACAACTTTGTGAGCTGTCAATAATTGCTTTCTCGCTTCCTCTGTTAAAAACTGATATTGTTGGTGTGCATCTGCGATTGTTATAGTTTCAATCGTAGTGGCATTGTCCTTATTTGAGTTGAACGATAAGATAAACTTGTTAGCGTTATTTGCTCCAGTCCATTTTTTTATAATGTTTCTTTCAAATTGCGTTTTAACCTCGTCATCAGTAACACCCTCATTTACATTTATAATATGTCCTGCGCTTAATCCATTCTTAATATGGTTTACACAATAAACAGAAATTTGTTCCTCTAATTCAGCATAGTTTAACCCCGAATAATAAGATGGCCTTGCAAAATAGAAATCGTTTATTGAATATTCTTTAATTACAAATACTGTCTTTTTTTCTGTTGTGCCTTGAACAAATACCGGTATTTGAGTTGGTGGATATTTTCTTAAATCACTCCAATCGTATGAATACCAATAAGAATTTATAACTCCAAATTCATCAACTTCATTTGGAACTACTTTATTTTTTGGTAAGTGATTTATTTCTGCAATTTCATTTCCTGTTTTACCTAAAATTACTTCAAAACTACATTCGTGAAATAAGGTATAATCTTTTACTAATTTACGAACGGTATCTTTTGTAAATAGTTTGTTGACTTTGGCCATTTGTATGGCTTGTGCTGCCATATAATTTGCAGTCAAACCTTGGCCATAAGTATAAGAGTAATAACTGTCTAAAATAGCAGCATTTGTTGGAGAATGTTTGTAACGATTAATAACATAATCATAACCCTCATTGTTTTTGCCATTTAATACATAAGTTTTACCGCTTGGCTTTACTTCTTCAAAAATCTGCGTATCAAATGCGCTTAAACTTATTGTTCTTAAATCTCCCATTATTGATTGATTTTATAATTTTGTAAATCTGTTTGATCCGTTGCAAATGCCTTGCCTCGAAATAGTGTATTTTCATTATCTAAAACCTCAAATTCAAAAGTACTTCCTTCGCTTACTGTTTTCGTAAATTCAAAAGTCAAATAACCATAACTATAAATAGCAGTTAAGTCATCAAAAGTTTCTTCTGTGGCTTTGCTTTCATCACGTATTTTTAATGTAACTAAATCCGCTTCATAACGAGGGATAATTGTTACAGTTTGAGTTTCTTCAGATGGTCTTAATATATTCATACTTATATAACGATAAAAATAAATTTTGATACAAAAAAAAAGACAGCATAACCTAATACGCTGTCTTTTAAATTTATTTTAAAAAATATTAATCGTTTACATAGTCCGGAGAAACCAAAGAAAGTAAAGAAGTAACAGCTGCACTTGATAATATTGGAGCAGTTTCAGGCTCTAATGCTTGAAGCGTCATTTTTAGTCCGTAGAAATCACCTAAAGCACCACCTAATTCTCTTGTACCTGTTGTTTTATCAGCACCATTTTTCAATCCAATAGCGTGAAATGTTCCGTTGTTATCTTCTAAAAAGATTAACATTCTATCTCTTGAAAGCAATTTAGCTTGATTTACCAACGCAGCAGTTAAGCCGGTCAACATCAAACTTAATTGGCTATCATAAAATATAGTTCCGTTATCTCTTGATGCTGTTTCAGTTTCAACATAAGTATTACCAGTATTTTTTAATTCAAATTTAAAAACTTCTTCTAAAGTTCCCAAACCTGTAAGTTCTGAATTAACTACCGTTGCACCAATATCTGAAAATGGAGCAAAAAAGGCATTAACTAAACCACCTGTAAAATTTTTGCATTCTAAAAGTCTGCCGTTTGTTATAAATTCACACGCTGCCATTATTATAATGTTTTAAATAAGGCGGTATTTTCAACCGCCTTGTTATTTATTAAACTGTGTAAGTAGTATATAACACAATTTCTGAACCTCTTACATATTGTACTCCGGCAGTATAAACCATTTTGTAACGTACTGTACCGCTCAAATCAGTATCGTCCATGTCTTTAACACGAATTTCATTGTGATCCGAAAGCAAACCTGTTCCAAAATAAAGATTTTTCTTTTCGTAAACTACCATTGTACTTGCAGGTAAACCGTTGATGATTTCTAAAACGTAAGTACCATATCTTAACTGCATATCGTTACCACCAAAACCAGCATTGATACCCGCACTAACTAAAGCTTGTTGGTAAAACAAAGCCACATCAGGAGATACTGCAAAAACTAAATCAGTTTTTCTTCTCAAAGCTACAGGAACAGCAGCCATAGTAGCCTCTATTTTAGAGATTACGTTTGATTTTGTGATAGCAACAGGTGAAGCTACATCAATTACAGTTGCATCGCCTAAAAAAGCAGGAATAAATCCATCAAAGTGTCCATCATCTGTAGCATCTCCAACCCATATATCTGAATCAGTAGCTTGAGCTGTATCAGCTAAAATTTCTACTAACAATGCACCTTCTTCATCAACCGGCATATTGTCATTGTGGGCGCTGAACCCCATCGAGGCAGTATCCCAAACATTTCTGAAATCTTCTTTACACAATTCAGCCTCGTTTTTGATTTTCTTTGGCTCTAAAATTACCTCGTCAAGTGTTACACTTCCCGCAGGAGTGAAACCACAAGAATAATCTGTTCTACCATTACCGTAATCAATTTTACGGATTACTTGTTTTACAGGAATGTTTGGTAAAATTGTTACCAAGTTTCTCTGAATAGTATCTGCTTCTTTAAAAGCTTTTCCTATTATTTCACCTGCTACTGTTCCTGCATAGGAACTGTTTACTGTTGTTGTTGTTGCCATCTTTTTTTAGTTTTTATTTTTTAATTCTGTTAATGATAATGCTAATCGTCCTTTTAATGTTTTTGGTTTTTCTGTTGTAACTTGTATTGGTGCTACTTTTGTTTTACTTACCGCAGGAGTTTCTGAAAGTTCAACTTTTAAAGTTTCGTTTTCTTTAACTTGCTCTGATAATTTAGTTTCGATTGCTGAAAATCTTTGCTCTAAATCCTCATTGAATTTAATAAGCATTGAACTAATAGCATTTTTTAAATCTGAAACCTCATTTGTGTTTACTGATGCAGGAGCAGCCATTTCTTCAACCGGCATTTCAACAGTTTCTTCTTCTTTTGCTGAAATCTCTGCAATTATGCCAACCTCTGCAACTGAAATAGTAGTTCCATCGTTAAGCGTGTACTCTCCAATCGGAGCAGGTACATTACCATCAGGAGTAGCAACTGAAATAGTCCCTCCTATTTCCGGCATTTCAGTCTCTGTTACTAATGTTAAACTGCCATCTTCGGTTTTCCATTCGGCCAATTTAACTTGTTTGCCTAAAAGAGTTTTAAACTCGTTTAGCAAATCTTCTTTCATTTGATTAAAATTCATATTCTCTTTTTTTAATGTTACTTTTTCGTCAAACATACCCTCTATTGAAAATCCGCTTCCGTTATCTTTACACAACTGCCATTGTTCTTCATCTTCAATTTTCATAGCCACAACCCAACTCCCAACAGGCGCATCAATATCATATAAAGCAGTCTTATCTTTTTTCAAATCTTCAACGATCCAACTCTCTACGATTGTGCCATTCAAAGTATATTTTGAATGCTCTAAATTTGCATTACTTTGATTGCCTTTTTTAAGATACAATTCCGATGCACGTTTTATTGTTTCTTTAGAAAAATATACATAGTATTCTTCTTTTGTTTTTTCGTCAAATCGATAAATCTTTTTTTCGGGAATCAATGCAACCCCTAATAAGATTTTCTTTTCATTATCGATTTTAGCAAACTGTACTTTTTTTTCTTCTGCCAAAGCAATAAACTTACTTTCCATGGCCGGAGATCCAACTACCGAAATAGCATCAATCCCCTGTAAATCTTCATCCGATAAGAATAACTCGTATGTTTTCATAACTATATAACGATTTTTTTTTTTAGTGATATATTTTTTTTATCCAAAAGTTGAAGTAGCCACCGCATTTCGGTCGAGCGATTGCTGTGTGCTTACCTGGTTACCCACAACGTAAGTTTGTATAGGTCTGTTCTGCTGACCTGCTATTGTTTGACTTAATTGGTTAGTTGAACTTTGACCTACTATATTAAATTGTGGTGGTGGTGGTGCGCTTCCACCTCCGCCACCGGAAGTTTGGCCTCCGCCACTTGGAGCAGAACTACTGTCAGAAGTTATCGCTTTAATACTTCGTGCTGCGGATGCTACATTTGCTCCAATAGATAAAGCAGCTTGAATTGTATTAATTGCAACAAATGGCTGACCTCCTGTTAATGGACTTGCCGCTACTGCTTTTGCATTTGCCTCTCCTGTTGATGAAATTGTAGCAGAAATACTTTTATATGAACTTCTAATAATATCCGCTATCGCCAATGCCTTTGAAACACCCGCTAATTTTTTACCCCCTGCCGAAAGAATAGTTTGTAAGTTATCTAAATTAGTTCTATACTGCTCCTCTTTTAATCTTGCTACTTCTTCTTGTCTCCTTCTTTCGTTTTCTATATCTTGTTCATTATTCGCATATCTTATACCTTGATACTTTAACTTAATATCATTTATTGCATTTTCTTGTTCTTCTAATAAGCCACTTGCATCAAGTCCGTTTTTCTTTGCATATTCTAAATCCGCTTCATATTTTAAACGCACTCTCTCCAGGTCTGCTTCTTCTTCAGTCATTTTGGAAAGTTGATTGTTTTTTCTCGCTTCCATTTCTTTATCAAAAAAGGCAGTATCTGCTTTCTCTCTGTCTAAAGCGGCTTGGTTTGCGATATCTGTTTCAGCACGTTTTAATCTTAAAAACTCATCAATACGTTCTTGATTTGCTTTCTTTTGATTTGCTAATAATTCATCATTATGTTTCTTTTGTGCTTCTCCTGCTTTTTCTCTTGCATCAGTTGCTTCTTGTACTTCAGCAACTCTGTTATCAATTATTAATTTTCTTCTATTTAAAACCGATGTTTTTAATGCCTCATTTGCATCGTTAAATTCTTTTAATGCATTTTTAGCAGTTTCTTTTTCAGCATCAGTAGCATCTTTCATTCCTGCAACTCTCATGGCCTCGATTGCGATTGCTCTTAAAGTTTGAGCATTTGCCATTTTTTGTTGAACTTCTTGATTTGCTAATTCAAGAGATAATTTTCTAATTTCTGCCGCACTTTGACCGGAAGCTTTAGCCATTTTCAACTGGGCATCTCTCGACAAATCTGCTTCTTGCGTGGCTAACTTTTGATTTTTTACTTGTGTATCTAATTCTTTGTTTAATGCCTTGTTTGCTGCCTCTGCTTTTTGAGTGGCCTCTGAACTTGCAATAAACATTTTAACCAATGCATAACCCGCAGCGATTAATGCAACAACAACAGCCACGATTGCTCCTATTGGATTGGCAGCCATAGCAGCATTCCAAAGCATTTGAGCCGCCGCACTAATTCTTTGAACTATTGTAAAGGATTTAACTACTGCACCAAGTTGTTTAAATTGGTCAACGCTTTCTCCTATTGCTTGTGCGCCACTTGCAATGGCCATAGCAGATTGAACTTTTAAAATCGCTCCCTCTACTTCTTTGCTTTCTGAACCAAGAGTTCCCATCAATCCGGTGACAACACTAAAACCACCTGCAACACCTGTTAAAGCTCCGCTCAATGCTTTGAATTTCGCATCAGGGTTAAACGCTTCGGTTAATTGTTTTGCATCGCCAATTCTATCTTTTAATTGTGCGGCTCTTTTTGCTGCTTCAACTGCTTCACGTGAAGTATCTCCAAACTTTTCAGATAAGGTTGCTACTTCTAATTGCGCTTCACGTAATTGAGTCTTTAAAGATTTAGCAGCCTCCTCGCTTTTCTTAAAATTTTGCGTGAAGTTTTCTAACCCTCCATTGGCACGTACTACATCAACATCTATCTCTACAACTTTCTTAATAGCCATCTCTTATATTGTTTAATCGTTTCTTTAAAAGTTCTCGGACATCGATAAGCACCTTTTGCAAATTCTATATTATCGCTTCCGTTATAATAATCCATTGTGTTTAATAATTCTACTAACTTCCCTATCATTGTGTTTGTGTTATTGTTAATGTAAACGTGTCAATACCTATAACAACCTCTAATTCCATAGTCCTAACTAAAACTGGGTTTGTTATTGCACTTGTGTACTCTGAAACCTTAATTAAAAGATAAGCAGTTGTATTTCCGAAACTATTTTCTAAATCAACCCATGCAACACCATCTCCAGTATCTATTTTTGTAACTACATAAGGACTGTTGGCGGTTATTTTTAGATCATAATTTTGCGCTCCACTTGTCGCAAATAATTGAGTGTACTGAATGCCGTTATCAAATGGAGAATATTGTGGTAAATAGTAGTAAGTAACATCAGCACTTAAATCAGTTGTATCAACCGAATATTCAATAGTATCAACTGTTATGGTAATAATTGAATTTATACTCTTATAAGGCGCACCTATATAGTTCAATAATTCATAATTTACCTCTCCTGTGGTAAGATTAGACTTCATTGAGTTGATAATATATGCCTTATCGCTTATCTGTATCCTATCATTTAGGTTAATATCAATGATTTTGCCTATTGGTAACTGCGCTCGGTAGTTCCCTAATCGTCTTTTAGTTGAATATAAGTCTGAAATATAGTCCTGCCAATAGTTACTAAATAGGTTGTTATCTATTTCAGTATATAAAAACGTTGATATGTCAGTAGAAAAGTTTACAGATTGAGTAACTTGCTCAATAAAACTATCATTTTCAGTTGATGTAAACCATGTATAATCTATATCTGAACTATCTGAAGCTTTAATTGGAGTATCATAAAACTGATAACCGGCTCGATAAAAAATATAAGGCTTACCGATATAAGGTTGTAAGGTTTTATCAATCGACTTTCCAACTTGCACGTTTGTTAATTCATCATTACTTCTGTCTGTTAATCGCTCAAACATTAAGTTATCAAATTGGGTTTCAACTTTCAACTCTCCACCATCAATATCGTATGTCGTAGCCAAATCTCCATAACCTAAATCAAGGCCATTGTTTTCTCTAAATTTTTCGTTTAATATTTGTCCTGATTTTTGATGTTTAAAATCAATACGTTTAAAGAGTTTTGGTCTTTTAATTGTAATATCTTTAGTATCGATGTAATTTGTAATATCAACTAATTTACCTTTACTATACCAATCATCTAAAGGAATAAAAGCGAAGCTATTGTTTGATGTTGGCGTTAAAATTAAATTGAACATTCTAATAATAGAAGTAACAAAATCTCTAACTTTTAATTTTGGAATTACATCAGCAATATTAAGAAATCCAAAAAGAGTTTGTAATGGTGTTGTTGTAGCTTTATCCAAACTCCCTCCAATTGGAAAATCCGGATCTGCTGTTGTTGATTTTTTTCTAACTAATATTCGAGTTGTAAATTCAAAATTACCTACTGATTGAATTGTAAATGTATTTTCATAACTTCCATTATTTATTGGTTCATAAATAAATGTTTTTGTTCCTTTTCCTGTATCTATAATTTTTTCAATATCATTATTGAAAATTCTTATTTTATATGTGATATCTTCAAATCCTGCCTGTGGTGTTACTTTAAAAATAACTTTATATTTTCTATAATCATAATTTGTATAACTAATACTATCATTTGCGGTATTTACAGTTACAAAAATGTCTCCTAATGTTCCTGCCGATGTAATATTTACTAAAGTTTCATTTCCAAATGATTCAATCTCTCCAGCTTCTCTGTGCAACCACATAAACAAATTACTAAAGGCAGCACGATTTAAAAACTCCCTATCAAATGAAATATTATATTGCGCTTCAATAGCTTCTACAATTCTTATTAATCTTAAAGCAGGTTTTAAATTGGTATATTTTATTTCGCCTGAAATATCAGTTATATCATCCGCTCCGCCAACTCCTATTTGAAAGTTTCTTACACTTGAAATTAAAGGATAGTAAACATCCCCATCATTTATACTTTCGCTATACATCGCAGGAAATACTGTTGCAGCATCAAAATCATGGTCAAATGCTGACAAGTCTAAAACTGTCAACTCATCATCTCCAAATTTATCAGATAAGTTTACCACTTTTGAAAAAAATCGAATTGTATAACTTGAAGGTTGAGCGTTTTTTAGCTTTACATCTTCCAACTGAATCAATCCAAATCTAAAAGGCAAACTGCCAATCTCAATTAACGAGCTGATACGAATGTTTGGGTTGAAAATTCCATCAACATCAGGGTTATAATAGTGTTGAAATATTTGGTTATTGGTATCACTTGCCGGAACTGTAAAACTCCGACTGAAATCGCTAAAGGTTTTTGAAATATCGTTTATATTTTGAACGCTTGAATTTAACTCAAAGTTTTCATCCTTAAACAAATCAACCTTTATAAAATTATCAGGGTTATTTATATCTTGTATGTATAGATTTGTTCCTATCATTGCACGTTGTTGATAATGTCAAATGAATATTTAAAGTTGAATGAGTATTGTATTAACTTGTCGTTTAATTGTGTCTTATAAGCCACCGATTTACTTTCTAAATTAACCGGTAGTATTTCTCCATCTTCAATAAACCATTTCTTTTCTGACAATAACATCTGTTTTACGTTCTCGTTTTCTACTTCATTCAAGTAATCAGTATTACAAACGATTGCACTTCTACCGTTTAAATTAAAAGTGCTATATTGGTGATCCGTTGTATTATAAATCCCAAAATTAGAAGTCAAGCCTCTATAATCTTCTCCATCAACTTCATCTGTTGTTTTGTTTACCAACGTAAGAAAAAACGATTGTGGAAATCCAAACTTATTTATAAATACGCAGTTGATAACTGGATACCTACAACCATCTAAAACATTGTAAGTAATTGTGCGTGTTTCATCTTCATAAACAAACTCACAAGTTATAACATCGCCACTATCGTAGTCATTTAAATTAATGCTTTGAATGTACTCTGTATTTAAATCTAAATTGGCAGTAACCACAACTGCATTCCCATTAACCTCTAAAGAAGTTAAACCATCAGTTATAAAATACAACCTATTATTCTCATCTCTAAAATGTCTTTGATTGTTATTTGATATCAAAACCTTACTTGATAACTGCGGATTGAAACCCTCATTAAAATAGCCATAACCATACATTGCTAAAAGCGTTCCTTCAACTTGAAAAACTTGGTCATTATAATCAAAGCACAACGCATCATATTTTACCCAACATGTAGCATCGGGTTGACTTGGTTGTAATCCTGCCAAAAGATAATTGTCAATCGTTGGATTTGTGTTCTCTTTTATCAAGTGGTTTATGTCAAAAGATATTGTACTTTGCCCTAACTGAACAACCTGCTTTGATAGCTGATAGTTTGGTAATGTCGGCATTGTATTTACATCGCCATCATAAGCAAAAAATTCCATTGTTACAGTATCAAATAAAACGTTTGGAGTTATGCGTAAAGAATAGGTGCTTCTTACTAAAGCATAAGTCAAAGGTAACTCTACATTAGTGTTAATTATCTCATAAGTAATACCTGCCGTTCCGCTGTAACTTATATTGATATTGCCTTCACTTGAATTATCAGGCTCTACATCACAATGAACAATATTACCAGTTCTTGTAAAAGTAATATAACCAGGGACTGTAAATGTTTGTAAATAGGTGAGGAGGTTTGTTGCTGAAGCGGTAGCATCAACTCCAATCAATATATCGTCTGTATTTACCGGAGTAGTTTTAAATACCCCACTAAAATAATTGGTTGTATATTCTGAAACCACATTAATGGAAAAAAGAAAACTTGTTCCATTTGTAGGGTTACTATCTAATATTACGTTAAGCCTTTTTCCCATTATCTTCTAAACTATATTTTAAAAACGTTTCAACATCTAATCCGTATGCTTCCAATATTGTATTATCTAATCCTTTAAATCCAACTGCAAAGGCATCAGTAAAAAACAAACTTGGCCTTATCCCTGTGTTAAAAATCGATCTGCGAATATTGAATAACATTTGGGATCTACTTGCAAACTTGCCATTTGCTCTCGGTGCTATTCCTTTTCTAATTACCCAAGCATTAATAGCAGTTTTAAACATTCCTTTTGGTGCTGTTCCTGTTCCAAATTTATACGGACTATTTGGAGCTTTATTACTTGACCTTGCACCCTTTACTCCCAAGTCCTGAAACGTTCCATAATCTTCCATTGAGAATGAAATTTCAAAGCTATTTGGACTCACTTTGTAATCACCGCTAATTGACTTCGATAAATTACCTGTTGCATTCTTGCCCTTACGTGCTAAATTTGTACGTGCCTTTGAAACAACCTCATTAATAAATTGCTTTAATGCTATTTCGGTTTGCTTTTTAGGTACAGACATTGATTTCGTTGTTAGGAATTATCAACTCTAATTCAGTTCGCCACCCATCCAACAAGTTCATATCTTCAAATATTATCGGAGTTAAAACAGGCATGTTATTTAGTTGTATTTTGTCAGCATTATTTTGAAGCCTTAACTTTGTAACCAATCTATTTAAAACAGCATGACACGTGTTAAGATTATCCAATTCGTTATCATTCTGCAACCATTTATCGGTTACTATCTTTTTACTTATGTTTCTCAAATCAACCACAGCAACCTCAAACGTAAAGGATATAAATTGATTGTCAGCAGTTGAAGATGTAACCTGCAAATGCGCCAAAGGGAATATATTTTTTTTATTTATATCCATTGCTGATTTCAACCCATGAACAATAGTATGCACATTTACATCCTCTTGCAGTAACTCTTTTAATAGTTCAATCGTTAAATAAAATCCTCTCATTTGTTTTGCTTTTTAATCATTTCAGTAGCGCACTCCGCCTTTTCTTTTTCAAATTCCAATATCCTTAACGTTTTTGTAATCGGATATTCCAATATTTCTTCTTCTTCTTTGTGGTTTAATTCTGCTAAAGCTCGGATGCTAACATACCATCCCCATTTTGCGTTAAATAGGCTCTCCCTTGTTTGCTCTTTTTCAAAATAGACATCGAATAGGCCATTGTGTATTTTTCGCAATCGTTCAGTAAATCGAAAAAAAAAGCACACGCACCCAAATAATATTCACTTGGCGCATCTTTAAATATTTCATTTGTTCCCGAATATGGAACTATATCGTAAAATGGCTCTGTTCTTTTAAACCAATTACGTTTATACTTTACAATAGGTCTGTATAATATAGACATCGCCTTATAAAACGTTTCAGGCTTGGCCATATACATTTCCAAATCAATATATTCAGCAGTCGAAAGATTATCTAATTTTGGAATGAACCCATAGTGAACCCCTTTGTAAACAAATCTGCGATAAAAATTAGGATTGCTATTCAAAGCGGTTGTAACTATTTCAGTTATTTCTTTAAAGTCTTTTAACTGTAATAGATTGGTGTTTTCAATCTCACAAAAAATTGATACTAAATCTTGATTAGTCTGCTCCGAGTTTTGAAACTCGACAAATTGATTTAGTGTAATATCAAGTAATGTTGTTGGTATGTTTATCTTCATACCAATATAACGACAAAAAAGTGTTTTGATTTTATCTAAAATCAGAAATTGATTTGCGAGAGTTACCTATTAAATCCCAAACAGCATATCCAAGCGCATCGAGTAAGTGATTGTAATCGTCAATAGGTGTTTGGCTTTTCTTATCATGCCAAACGTAATTGTTCAACTCTTTAATTAGATTGGAGCTTTCACTATCAACTATCAATTCGTAATCTTGCACCAGGGCAATACGTTCAATTATCGTTGGTTTCTTTATGCCTTTAATATTTAAACCCCTGCTCTTTAATTCTTGAATAAGTCTTGGCTCTGCGCTATCTGCTACAATCAAAG